GCGGTGCTATAAGTGTAAACTCTTCAAACATTTCTTCAATATATTCAAATGTAAACTCTTCAAATATTTCTTCTTGTAACTCTTCAAATATATCTTCTATTTCTTCTATAATCTCATTAGCTATAACTGTATTGTCATATGTCATTGTAAGTTTAGCACCTAATAAATTTGGTCCACCAAGATCAACTAGAGGTGAGCCATTATCAATACCTGTCCATTTCCAATCAAACTGATTAGAACCAGTACCGTTGTATATAACTTGATCTGTGTATTTATCGGCGTTGCTGTAGTAGCCTGAGTCTGTATTTCTTATTTGATCTGTTTGAGATAATACGTTGCCATCAGAGTCTAGTATCTTGACTGTTGTTTTAAATTGATCTTGTCCTGATCTTGATTGTCCACATTGGTGTGCAGATCCTGTCCATTCACAGTTTTGTACAACTGTAGTAGAATCTAATGTAATACCATTGTCTAACATTGCCTGGCTGCTAGTCTCATCGCCTGTAGTAACGTCAACTAAGCTACCTGTATAACTTAAACTACCTGTACCAGATGAAGCACTACCAACTTCTACTTCTTGATAGTTCCAATTTTGATTTGTGCATGTGGTATTAACAGATGTAAAAGACGAACAACTTGATTGTACATTAGGTATTGCGTTATCTACTGATTGTAAATTAGAAGCAGAACCTGTTCCGTTTGGTAATAAATTACCTGTTGTTATTTCTTCTGCTGAAGTTGTAAAGGTTAACATCGTCAGCAAACTTATTAATACGATACAACGCATATCCCGCTCCTATTATCATTATTGTTAACCAAATCATTTTAATATTAATGCCACTATTGATTTTTCGTTTAAATATATTTCTGTCTGTGCCTTACCTTTATAACATTTGTAAGATACAGATTCACTATAAGTCCTCTCTGCTTCACGTTTTCTTCGTAAGCATTGAGCCATCCCTTCGGGCTGTATTCTGTGTTCCTTGATTTCTGCCCCTATAAACATAAGAAGGGCCACTACAGACTCTATCAATGTGTGCCTCCGTTCTTATAATGTATCTCTCTATTAGAATCTTTTAGTTCTTCAATATCTTCTAAAGCTTTTTCTAATTGTTTTGTTAAAAATTCTATATTTATTTTATTTAAAGCCATAGACTCAATGTGTTCACTTAATTTATCTACGGTCTTATAAAGATCTTCAATCATCATAAATTGTTCGGAATCTGCGGGAAGCGAACCAAGTTGACCCCGAGGCCATTTGATTCTAAACTCTGTATTCTCTATTAAATCTTTTTGCATCAACTCTAATTTTGTTGAGTTTGAATTTAATTTCTCTTGAATGCCAAAAAAAGCCCAGGTTCCGATTGCAACCAGCGCAATAAGGCTGGCAACCGTCTTCATCGGCATTTGTACTGCTGCTTCTTCTGAAATTTTTAGTGCCATTATCTAACTTTTATTAGATTTTTTAACTCTTCTCTAGCGTTTTCTTTATCTTGTTTTTCTAGCTCTTTTGTCATTTTTTCTTCTTCTTCAAGTCTTTTTTTTTCAATTAACGCTGCTTCTTTAGTCATTTTTTCTTCTTTGTCTTTTCTAGCTTTCATACGTTTTACATATAAATCATAATCTGGTCTTTCGTGATCATATTTAGACCACAATGCTTTAGCTTCTTTACCAATTTTGCCATCAATTGGGCAAGGAGTACCCGCGTGTATCATTGATTCAAACACACGTTCATCCTGGCAGAGAATAGCAACTGCTGCTACCTTCATACCAAAGTCATTAAGTATTCTTGCTAATTTTAATCTTTCACAATTTTCATCAATCACATGTTTTCCACCAGAAAGTCCAATACCAAATGTTTGAATTCCTGCAGAAACTCCAACAGCACATACGTCTTGTGTCATCGTGTTAACAGATGGAGCTGAAGCCGTAGGTGGTGCTGATTTTATATCTGAATTTGTAGTGTTGTTAGTTGTTGAGGTAGATTCAGAACCAGATTGATATGTTGTTGTAGCAGTTGATGTATAGCCACCTTCAATAGCTGTGTTAGATCCTGATGTATTTGTCTGTGTTGAACCCGGATATGCTGGTTTCATAAGTGCTAACAACACAAATAAAACAATTAGTATGCCTGTAAAATAATAGTTCATCTTGGCAGTCTCCATTATTATTTAACCTCATTTTCGTATGTCATATCTGTGCCGTGATCTTTTTCTTTTTTATATGTTCTTTTGCAATTGCAATTATCGCATGCACATAATCCATATTCGTCTGAGTGTAAGTCCCCATTACAGTGACAATCGTGATGACATTTTTTACACTTCGTCATTAGAAAATAATTTCCTCCAACGTCTTCTAATTGGTCTTACGATCCATTTTTTAATCCATCTTCTAATCATTTTTTTTCTCCTCTATCTCATAAAAGAATTTGTCAGTATCTTCTGTTTTCCATTTACCAGAGTCTTCTACATTCCACTCTGAAGTTTGCACCTTCCAATCTGGAATCTCTTCTTTCACTGTGAAAGAAGGTATATCCCAAATTATTCTATTGTTTGGTTGTGCTGCATAGTTGCCGTCATCTAAGGCAAGTATGTGAGCGCACTTATGTTCGTGCGGTATCTCTGAATGTTCAGTATCAACTATATTAGACTCTGGGTGTGCAAAGTCAACAGTAAATAAATAGTTTCCGTGATGCCACTTCTTATCTTTTCCTATGTATTTACCGTGTTGCCCACTTAAAATATCAAAAGTAGTAACAGCAGGATAATAGCTAAAACTATTCCAAAGCTGAAGTTCATCAAGTCTACGTTTAGGAACATCTTCCGGTCTAAAATTTCTCTGTATGAAGGCAGATATCGGGAGACGATAAAAGACAGCGCCATTCTCCATAATCGCATGAAATAAAATAGCCCTCCCTGTAATAGCTGCCATACCGAAGACAATACAGTCTTCAACTTCTCCATGATGTTTGTTAAGGTCATATAAATACTCCTTCCTTATCTGTGCATATATTAACGGTATGTTTGCATTTAAATATGCCATAATTGTTATCCATTTATTTGTCCCCAGTTATCACCTGACTCATAGTCAACTTTATTGGGGATCTTTAACTTAACAGCATTTTCCATAATCTCAATAATTTTTTTAGCTTGATTATCTGATTCAACAGAAATATCTAATTCATCATGTATCTGTATGTGTGGCACAATACCTTCTCTATATAAATCTAACATAGATTGTTTTGTCATATCAGCCGCACTGCCTTGTATTAATTTATTTAATGCTTTGTAAGTCATAGCTCTTCTTATGTTTGCTTTTGTGGCTTTAGGATATTTTTCAAAGTATGCTGCCTCCGCATCTGCTTTACTCATTGGAGCAACAAACTTACCGTTGTTCCACTCCGCTATCTCCCATTTGTCAAACCTACATTTCCTGCCACCAAATGTCTTTATGTATCCAAACGCAGCACCGTCTCTTGATATTGCATCCATAAGGTCTTTTACAAAAGGTACGCTGTCGTGATATTTATTAAATAATTTTACTGCTTCTTCTTTAGTAGATAGACCTAGCTCTGCTTGTAGTTTAGCTTTACCCATACCATAAAATAATCCAAGATTAATTGTTTTAGCTTGTGTTCTTGATATGTTAGCCATGTTTGCAACAGTTTGATGGAAGTCTACTGTATTGTTTTGAAATCTTTCTACAATTTCAACTACTTCTTCATCACCTTTAAATTTTGTAGCTGCGTAATGTACAACTAATCTCGGTTCTTGCTGACTGTAGTCAAAGCATCCCCACTTGTGATTGCGTTCTGGTATAAATAATGACCTAATCATTGGCCCTAGCTGCTTGTTCCTCGCTGGAATTTGCTGAAGATTAGGGTTAGAATATGAAAATCTACCTGTTACCGTGCCCCCACTATCCCCTCGAATAGGGTTAATATCCGCATGTATTCTACCTTTATATTGATACTTAATTATAGTGTCTATAAATGTAGTATGAGCCTTGTTTATTTCTCTAGCTTTTGCTATTCTCTGTACAACAGGATTTGTATGCTCTTGTAAAAAATTTTTAGTAAAGGAGGGAGCTTTTGTTTTTGCGGTTACTTCATAATCTAAATTTAATTTATCAAAAACTTTGGCAATGCTTCTTGCTGCCCATATTTGAGGCTCTATTCCTGTTTCTTTTTTTACTTCTAGGAGTAACGTTTCTTCTTGTGATGCTAATTGCTTCTTTAGTTTATGAGCAGCTTCAACGTCTACGCGCACTCCTTTAAACTTCATATCAATTAAACATGGAAACAATTGTGTTTCAAGATCAAATACTTTTGTGAGATCTTGTGCTTTAATTTCTTTAGATAATCTTTTAAACAAACTTAAAGTTAACTCTGCATCTTTTTCTGCATAAGACCCTACATACATTGCAGGTAGTTTCCACATTTCAGCTTTAGCATCTATTCCTGCCTTATCTGCTGCAGCTCTTAGCGCTGTTTCATCTTTTACTTGATTAAGATAATCTAAAGATAAACTGTTTAATGAATACCAAAATCTATTTTCATCTATAAGTGATGCCATGACCATTGTATCAACAATATGGCCATTTATTTGCACTCCGTATGCTCTTAACCAGCACACATCATACATTGCGTTATGAAATAATTTAACACATGGCAATGCACATACTTCTTTTATCCATCGCATTACTACAGCTTCATCAAAAAAGTTTCCTTCTTTATGTCCAAAAGAATAATACCCTGACCATCCTTCTACGGCTACGGCTATTCCTACAATTTCTCCTTCGCCAACTAATGCACCAGAACCTTTAGACTTTAGACCTGGATCTCTTGTTTCTAAATCGATTGCTATGTATTTGTGCTCTTTAAGATCCGGAAAAGATTCTGGACTTATCCATTCCGTTTGAGCCTCAAACATCATTTAGTTATTCCCCATGAGTTTGGTTTTTCTTTTTTTACTTCTTTTGGTTTTTCTGGATAGTCTCTATCGATTGCCATATCAATGTAATGTTTAGCTTTAAGTAAGTCTTCTTTCTGATTTTTCTGTTTGTGACGACACAAATATTTTATAGCGTTTCCCTCTGCAAAGGGCAAGTTGTTTTTGTTTATGAACTCTGATGGCTGTATCACCATGGATCTATAATGAGTTCCTCCTACTTGTTTTTTATATATGTCGCTCATACTATTGGTTCTCCTATTATGTAATGATAATCTGACGATGGTTGCATTATATGTAAATTTTCTTTTGCTCTTGTTGTGCCTACATAAAATAATCTATGTTCAGGATCTGGATCATCATATGCTGCTCGATAAATAAATTCATCTTGTCCTTCAACACCATAGTCTGTAAACAAACATATGTTTTCACATTCTTTACCTTTTGAACCATGTAAAGTAAGCAGTTGTATATTTGATTTATCCATTAAATTGTCCCCTCTTTCTAATAACGTTTGCATATATTCTTTCGTGTCCTCTGGAATATGTAATTGTTTCCAATCACCTTCTATTAATAAACCATGATCTTTTTTTAATTTTTGTAAGTCTACACTCGTCTCTCGCTGCACCGTTTTACCATCAGAGTAACCTCTTGCTACATGCCCTTTCTTAACCACTAGATGTGCGTAAACTTTTTCAGCTTCTTCAGAAGAAACAGAAGCTCCTTGATTTAATCTTGTCCAAATTCGATAGACTTCTAATATAGAGTTAGGTAAATGTTTATTTGTTTTACCACTAAACCTCATGCCTAAAGAATAAAAATGCTCTGAAATATTAAGTAATAACTTGTTTGTTCTGGCCAATATCATCCACTCACCTTTAGAAAAATCAATCTCCTCTAGTATTTGATTGTAATAAACCACGCCCTCCGCATCTCTTGGTATCCATTTTTTCTTTATTCTAACACCAAGTCTATCTAATATTTTAACAGCTTCTTTATGCACAGTTCTTGGAACCCTTCGTGATATTTCTTGATCATCTCTCTCTCCTTCTTGTAACATAAAGCAATTAGGATCTGCTCCTTGAAACCCATAGATAGTTTGATCATCGTCTCCTGCCATATAAGCTCTCTTGCAATTAGATTTTATATAATCAAAACATTTCCATTGATGTGGACTAAGGTCTTGGGCTTCATCGAGGAAGATGACATCGAGTGGAGGACATCTTTCTTCCTCGACAAACTTGTTGATCATATCATAGAATTCAATCATCTTAGATCCTTCTTTGTATAATCTTAAATCTGTTTCTAATTGTATTGTAGTATCTACATCTACATCATGATGTTTCTGTAATTCAACCGTTGCGCTTTCTAAAGAAATTAATTTAGATCTTGCATATTGTATTATTTCTAAATGTTTATTTTTATACATTGGATTACCTACTGCATCAGGCTTTGTTTCAAAAGATATGTTA